TTATTCGCCCTCTGTATCCTCTTCTGTATCTTTATCTCTTAACTGTATTAATACATCTTTCAGCTTGTCCGGAATTGGTACGAATACTGCTGCATTTTCCAATAAACTCAATGCCTCATTGCAAATATAGAACATGATTACAACTTCTCTTAACGGGATTGTATTCCCGATTAATTCTTGGATGGAAAAAGACACGGCAATTACAATAAACATTACAATCTTTTTCAGCAGTCCCTTGAATCCGGTTTCCGATGACAGCTTTTTCGTATAAATACCTTTGATCACTCCTGTTATGTAATCCACCACTGCCAAGAACACGATTGTCTTTAAAAGCACGTCCCATCCACCAAGCCAGTATGACAGGACGCCTCCGATCAGACCGAACACTACACTGATCCAATTAAAAATTTTATCCATTTTCTTCATATACCTCACTCTTTCTTAATTTTTTGTATAAAAATAAGACCTCTAAGGTCTTGCTCTAATCTCCATATTGTCATCCTTATTTTTCTAATTCCGCCTTGATTGCTTCGAGGTCATCGACAGTCAGTGCCGGATAATCTGCTGCGATGTCCTCAATGTTTTCTCCGTTCTCGATGCTGATTCTAATTTGCATTCTATAATATTGCCCATCGCGACGCTCCTTAATTTTCTACGATAACCTCATCGTAACCATCGGTTTTTAAAATGGTATCAACATTGTCTTTCCATCTCTTGTATAAGCGCGTTTTTACAAAATATGCACGGTATTTTTTCTGTCCCGCCTCAATGCTTCTGTCAGCCTCTTCCATAATTCTGCTTGCAATAAATGTTGTCATATCATTCATCCTTTCTTTTCCTTTCTTATTTTGTATCCGTATTTTCTGTATTAGTTTCTTCTGTGCCATCACCGAGCAGTGCCGGTAACACGTCTGTGAGGATACTGTCCACGGTAGCGATAAGCTCTGCATTTTCAGCCTCACGGCTTTTATTAGCTTCCGTTAGATTGTCCACATGTTCTTCCAGTGCATCAATACGATCCATTGGTGATTCTTTTTCCCGATACATCACTACGCCAAGAATCCCACCGGTATATTTCACCAGTGCATTCAGGCTTGTGTAATCTTCGTACTCTGCTACGGTCGTTTCTCTTTCCGTTACGGTAATCTTTTTCGTCCGGAATTCGTCCTGGAATGTATTCCAGAGTTCGTCCTCTGTAGCAGAGATGGTTTTGATCAGAAGACTTCCATCTGTTCGGATGGTTGCTGACTGGATGGTCATTTCTGACGCATCATTAAAAGTAATTTTCATAATATATATCTCTTCTTTCTGTGTAAAATAAGGATTTGGCAGATAAACTTACTGAATTAAATAAAAATATTGCTTGTTCTCCGTCTGTCAAAAGACAGGAAGCACTTGTATCTTTTCAGCGAAATCAGCGGTATAAGATAGAGCACACTGGTCAGATACAGTTCGCATGTGCTTTTTCCTCAACTCAGGGATACTGCCGAATCTATGTATATAACAGTTCTGGCGAAATCGTGTACCGTGAACAGCTTAATCCTGCACCCGTTCCATCGAACGAAGTGGCTACTGGACAGCTTGCCGTGTTTGAAGGATGGGAATTTTTGGCAGAATCTTACAACGCTCTGGTGGCGGGCACGCCGAAGTATACGCTTACTTATTAAGTGGATAGATATACATATTCCAACCTATAATTAACTCGCATTGGCCCCTCTTTATTCCAGTATTTCTATCCAACCAATCATGAAGGAGGTATGCGTGTTAACTATAAGTTAGAATATTTCTATGGATAACATTTCTACTCAACTGTTACCACCCCGTATCCAAAATAGAATATTACATAATTTATTCTAATGCTACCAGCAGAAGCATCCTGATTAAACGTTGCATGCCATGCGCTGTTTAAGTAGGTACTGCCTTCTACATGCACTTTTTGAGCAAGACCATCGCCGTTAGTCATTAATACCACTGTGTTTGCATTAGAAGAGTTAGTTACGCCAAGTGCTTTATTTATCTCAGAATTAGTAAATACTTGTGCAGATGTGCTAGCTTTTGCGTTTACAACCTTTGATCCGGCTATCATTTTAGTTATATTCTTATTGACTGATTTTACGGATGTTATATTTTTATTTAATTCAGCAACTTTATCGGACAAATTCTTATTTGATCCAATGACTTTAAACATCTTTTTTACTTCTGTAATATTAAGTCCCTCAATAATAACTTGGTACATTGGCATATCTGCCACATAATCACCGGCCTGAATATCCCCCTCTGTATATTGTGGTGCTGCCGGGTTTGATTCCGCCGGTGTTCCCTGTATAACTTTCAAGTCAAGACTTTCTATTCCATTGTCTTGATTCTTTTCGTATCTTGCAACAATCAAATCAACACGTTTCATTCCCTGACTACCATTGGTGATAGTAAGAGAGTCATATGTATTTTTCTTGATTGATGCTGTGCACCCTTGATGCATCAACACGCCGTCTCTGATTTTTATTTCATTGTTGGAAGATACCTCTGCTGCCAACTGCATTCCAGTCCGCAGTACATAAGATCCTTCTCCCACAACTCCAATATTTACATCTCTATCCTGTTCTGATGTTACATGGGGCTTTCCTGTATATCCTGTAATTATTTCCATTATGTCTCTCCTTCCAGTTTATACACTACTTTTTCTTTTCCGGAGGATATTGTCCATATCTTTCGGCCAATCGGTTTCTTCATGCTAATTCCGGTTAGATAATCTTTTCCTCCAACAATATCTCCTAAATCGATATTTCCCTCCAACTTAGTCATGGTCATGTTGTAAGACATACTTGACTTCTTGCTTTCCAGTTCCTTAATTCCATTCTTAATCAGGTCATCTCTTTCTGATCCGCTGCTATCATATATAGCCACAATTTCCTCTGCTCCCTTAAAATATTGCTGAGTCTGCGAAATTGTACCGTTCTGATCAGTGTATAGATGTATAATCAACCTGTCCTTTAAATCCCCTTTTCCAAGGCAAATCAGATGGTTGATTCCGCGCCGGTTATCGTCAGTTGTAAAATTCATGTTATTATCATTGGTCAGTTCATATTCTGATGACAGATCGTTGATTGGAACAGCGCTCACTTTCACATATCCGGCCATACCAACATCACCTTCTTGGTATCTGATATCCAGTCGATATCCTACTGATTTCAACATCTTAACCAGTCCAGTATGCAAGGTACAATATCGGTCATATTGATAATTGTTCACTACAACACCCGTATCTGCAGTAACGCCATAAAAGAGTCCAGGGAACTCAGCTTCAACCTTGGATTTTATAATTGAATTAAGTTCCCCAGATGCTGTTGCGTAATCCTGGCCACTTAATGGCTGTATAATTTTTTTAGTCATCATTCCACGCCAGGTATCTCCTTTTGCGCGGATTACATTGGTACTTGTATCGGTGCTGATTTCTCGGACAATTCCGCCATACTCAGTATTCGGTGAAAATACTCTAGTTCCATATCTAATAGACCCATCCCAATTCCAACGCTTAAGCTCAATCTCAAAATCATTAATACTGTCGGCTTCATCAGCTCCGACTTCGAAATCTATATTTGCACCCTGGACATAGCCGATCTGCCTTCCGTATTGATCTGTTTTGATGAGATCCATTCCGGTACGCTCCTTTCTTTGTACACCACAATGTCGAAGCCAAACTCTCCACTCCAATTTATCAAGATGTCTCCTGACGGAATTTCCGTGAATATAGAATTGCCTGTTGCTTTCTTATAAAAAATGTTCTGTTCCGTACCATTAGCAAGTCTTTTTATAATTGTTTTCTTACGTGAATCAACAACAATGTATTCATGTGCTTCAAGCGTGTCATACACTTGATAGACCTGTCCAGCAATTATGATTCTTGGATTCGCACACGGGCCATAGATAGTCATCTGAAAATTGCTACTTCTGTAATGATCTACATACCAATGCTCTGTTCCGGATAATGGTTTTGAATAGTCATATTGATAATCATATGGGTAATCTAAGAAGTTATAAATTTCCCCCTTGTCTGCGCTATCCGGATAGAAGCTCTTAGATTCTTCCTCTGCCCACATAGGATATGGACAGTAGATACCGAGTTCCATGTCTGTCCAGCAGTTCCGGGTAGATGACACTTTGCTGGACATATCCTTAATATAACAATCAATATAATAGTTTCCAAACCATATACGCCCTGGAGTAAGATTTACAACGTCATACTCAAAGCAGTTTGTCAACTCATCCATCTTGGCTTTGCGTACTTCCAGTGGTCCACGGAATGTTAATGTGATTTGATATGTTTTTGGTTCTTTTTCAAACCCGTATACATCTGCTCCAATTTCCTGATCTGTGGTCATTGGTTTCCATTCATATTCATGGAAATAACCGGACGTTGGTCTCATCCGGTTACCCACAAGATTGTATTCTTTCCCATTAGAGCACACATATTTGATTTCTATCATTCGAATACAACCCCCATATCTCTTAATGCTCGAATCAGCTCTCGTTCGCTTACATCTCCGCTTGGTTTTCCATCTATGATTGCAATAATCGCTCTTAATAATGCAATTAAAGTATCAAGTCGGCTTGACGTCTCATTTCCTGATGTTCTAGAGCTGTTTGCCCCCTGTAAATCATAATTCAAATTCGCGTTTGAGAACGGGCTTGTAGCAATATCCTGTAATTTGGAAACTGCAGAAGTAATGGAAGGAAGCTCTCCTATAATTCCTTTTGCAAATCCAGTGTCAATCATCTCTCCGACATATATACCCCAACGAGAAGGAGAATGGATTCCGAAGAACGACAGTACATTATCCTTAAAACTTCCAAGCAATCCCTTGACAGCTTCCCACAACATATGTCCTGCATTTCTAAGTCCATTCGCAATTCCCTGGATAATATTGTGACCAATAGTCCCCCAATCAACATTTGAAAACGCGCTTCGAATTCCAGAAATAATTTGAGGAATTTGTCCTATTAAAGTCGGTATTCCTCTGACTAATCCTGCTGCCAGCTTCCCGATAATCTCAAGGCCAGACTGTAATATCTGTGGCAGATTTTGTCCGATCGTAGCTGTAATTTTAGCAATTGCCTGTGCTGCTGCTATCGCAATTTGTGGTAAATTCTTTATGATTCCGCTCGCAAGATTCATAATCAATTGTCCACCGGATTCTAATAACATCGGCAATGCCGGCAATATAGCACCTGTAAAGCTTGCTATTATTGTTCCAGCCATCGTTATAATTACCGGAAGATTCTGTAATATTCCATTTGCAAGATTAGTAACGATTTCTACTCCTTTGTTCAACAGCTGCGGAAGTTGATTTGAAATCGCATCCGACAGATATGTCACAAGCCCATTCCCCTCTATTCCAAGTATTTGCAGCGCCGCACTATTAATACTCCATGATAATTCGCTTATTATCTGTTGTCCTACCGCACTCCAATCCATATTGATCAGTGTCTGTGCAATTGACGCAACCAGATACAGCACTTCTTCTATTAAAAATGGTGCCTGTTCCAGAATTGCTGCAGCTAATCCCAAAACAATTTGACCGCCTTGCTTTACTATCGCGCCCATATTATTTGATGCCATATACATGCTTCTTGTTATAATACTGGTGATTCCAGCTATCACGTCCGGCAAGGCAGATAATACATTTCCTACAGCCGGCAAGAGATTTCCAACAAAAAATGTAATCGTAGTTTCTCCCAACGCCTGCAGTGCTGGTCCGACATCCATACCAAGGGCAATCTCCCCCATAACATTTTTAGCAGCTGCTTTCATAGAGGCGAAAGAACCGGATATGGTTGTTGCCGCTTCCTTAGCTGTTGTTCCGCTAATATCCAACTGCCCTTGAATTACATGAATAGCCGAATATACATCCGACAAATTGTTGATGTCGTACTTTACACCCGTAATTTTTTGAGCATCAGCAAGCAGGCGCTCCATCTCTGTCTTAGTACCACCATAGCCTAATTTCAAGTTGTCCAACATGGTATAATTTTGTTTTGCAAAACCTTGATAGGCATTCTTGATATCTTCCATGTTGGTTCCCATTTTATTAGCATTATCAGACATATCAGTCATTGCCATATCGGCTACGTCAGCCGCTTTAGATGTATCATTACTAAGGCTGGACAGGAGGCTTGCTGAGAAGCTTGTGGTTAATTCCATGTAATCATTAGCACTCATTCCAGCTGTTCTGTAAGCATTTGCAGCATTTGCCTTGACCTTATCAGCACTATCCTTAAATAGTGTCTCAATTCCACCAAGGCTTTGCTCAAGATTTGCTCCCTCACTGATTGCTGATCCTAGCGCTTTTCCAATTGCTGCGGTAGCAATAATCCCTTTTAACTTTCCGACTAATTTACTTCCAAATGAAGCCCCCGCCGGTTCCGCCTCTGGGTCTATTGCCTGTTGAATTTTTCCACCGATTCCCTGTGCAGACGGAATAATCTGCACATATGCTTTTGCAAGTTCTGTAGCCACTACTTCTCACCTCCTGTCAGTCGTCTCCACTCATCGTCAAAATCTTGTCCTGTATCAAACGTTTCGATTACGCTTTCTGTAGTTTTCTTTTCTCCCATCAGCGCCTCTACCAATGATTTTGGACGATTAATTCCTTTTACGCCGTCTGAACTATTCAGCCATGCAATTGCCCTCGTATTATCAGCAACCAGCGCCAATAGTGTTTGGTCTGTTGTAAGTTTTGAATCAGATATTCTCATTCCGATTCTTGAATCAGGCCTCAACCCACACGCAAAAGTCCCCACCGTCCGTAACGGAAGGGACTTATAGTCATAAATGCGATATGTTTCTGCAAAATCACAAATCAACGCCTCTTCATCTACGTTGATCATGTGGGCGAGGGCTAAGAGTTTTTTACTTGAGATCCTTTGAATATTTGGATAATTTCTTCAATCATTTTTGAAGCTGGAACTCTTCCATTTTCCTTTCTTACGTGGTCCTTAAGTGCTTCTATTTGTGCATCTCCAAGGAGTTGTCTGGCAGTCCCTGTAATCTTAGAGGCATCTCCATTATCAATGTCGCACAGGTTTTCCAATAATTCATAATCGTCTAGAGCATCTGGCGGTAAAGTGTACCGAAACCCACTTTCTGTTGTTCCTGTAATTGCTGCCACTTCATTTTTTTCTGTATTCATCTTACTTCCCTTTCTTTACGATATACTCATAGTGAGTCTGTCCGCTTGAATCTGGTGTAGCCTTGAGTGTTGTCTCATATCCAATAGCTTCGCTGTCTTTATAGACAATATCTGCTACCTCTGTAACTGCTGCCGATGGAATCACAATTCGTTTTAGCGCTTTCTTCAAAATCATGTCGACTACCCAGGCGCACGCTTCCGCCTCGCTATTATTAGCTTTTACTGTGATCCCTTCTTCTAATGTTCCAGTTACATTTTCGTCTCCATATACAGCCTTTAAAACTTCGATATTTGTGATTTCGAGTAACTTATATTTAAAACTGTCTTCTTTGCTTGTTTGCAAATCTAGAACAGTGTCGCCGCCCCACGCCTTCACGTTATCCGTCTCAGGGCTATTAGAATTCGTGATTCCATCTTCTGAACAGTACCCCAGTTCCTTAAATGCTGCATTCAGTTCCGTTTTTGCATCGGTTGGAAGTTCGGTTCCTAATGGTGCTCGATAGATTGCTCCACCAATTTTGGGCTTTCCTGCACTTACATGTTCTGTGTTCATCTTATCCCTCCTAATAATGGACGATATCATATACTGCCTGATACCGATATTTTTTCCTTGCTGTATCAGTGTAGTTATAATCCGTATTAAGCTCACATCTACTGATATCGTCCAATTCGATTATTTCTTCCATTGCTTCTTTTACCCGCTCGTTGAGCGATGCCGCCCCGTACAGGGACGTAGAATAAGACTGGACAGCCAGAGTTGCTGATGCAATATGGTTTCCTGTGCTAGATCCAGTCTTTTCAATCAATACATATTCATTTCCAAGATCATCCTCTTCTTCCAGCCTAACCGGTATTCCAAGACTGGACTGTAGATAATCCTTAACGATTTTTTCCACCATACTTTCCAACCGCCTTCAATAATCCGTTATTACCGTCATCTCCGCATACCTTTACAACCGCTCGCGTCTGTGCTACATATGCTTCTGTATCTGATGCACTGGCTATCTTATTCGCATGTTCCGCAAGGATTGCCTGCATTTCCGGGGACTGCATTAACTCTCTAACACCAGCACGGTTCAAAACAATCTTCGTCTTACCCATATAATGCCACCTGCCATTTTTGATTCCATTCTAACGGGATATTCTCTTCAATGCCTTGTTGCGGGAACCCAATCACCTGCCAAGACATTCCGAAGAAATCCACCCGGCAATCCTGCCAAGTGTGATTGTCTCCTTTCGGAATTGCAATATTGTATACCGCTTTCTTTCCGGTCAGATTTAATGTGTCCAGAATCTCCGTGGTCGATGCCGGAGCTACAAGCACATTCTCAATTGTCACTGGTGTCTCTCGGTATAACGGATGGTCAAATTCATCTTTTCCAATTACTGTCTTCTCATACAGTGTTACTGGAATTCCCTTGATCATCGATGCCATAAATATCCATCACCCCAACTCTCTGTCTTCTAAGACCTAGTCTGGATAACTCGGATTTCTTAATGAATAAACCGCCTCCAGGAATCAGATATGTTCCTGTCACAGAATAGCCCAGAGCTGATTGAGACATCTGTGTCATTGGCTCCGTGTCTGTCGATGTCATAAGTGTACGCGCTACCACGTCAACAGTCACAGATTTCGCAACATTCCGCAACGTCTCATTCTGTTCAATCATTTTATCCAAATCTTTTCCGACTTTGTTAGCTTCATATCTCAGAGAATCCGAGACAACTGTCAGAAGCTGCTCTGCCTTGCTATACTCGGATTCCTTAAGTTCTCGCCACAGAATAGATATATCTTCTAACGTAGCAAATGGCTCCATTATTCTGTACCCTCTTGTGTTTTATCTTTTCCAGCCCCCTGGTTTTTAGATGGCGTTTTTTTCTTCTCAGGCTCTTCATCAATCTCAGGTTTCCAGTTTTCACCAGAAACTCTTGTACTCGTTTCGATAATTGCGCCCGTTTTTGTATTTTTATACTTCATACTATACCTCCTTAATTCTTGCAAACCATTCTGGCACCAGGATTCCCCATCCCAGATATACTTCTGCACGGATATAGATCTGACCATATCCTTTTAAGTCTTTTCCCGAGTTGTCCGGATCACCATACTGAATAATTTCCATAGGAATTTCCTTTGAATATCCCCATTTAACCGCTCCCTGGAAGTCTCCAATAATACCGTGGTCTTTCGTTGTTCCGCCAGATACAGTTTTGTTGACGCTTGTCGGGATTCCGTTAAATGTTGCAGGTGATGCTCCAAATGCAAATTCCGGATACTGCTTGATTCCATTCGCTTTGACTTTTGCCATCGCTGATCCGAATGTCTTCGAAAGCGCGAGTCCTGTTACATCTCCTTCAGAACCATCTACTACCGCAATCGCATCTTCCAGATTCGCATCCGGTGTTGCTGACGCATAATCTACAGTTTGCGTAACTTTCGCATCAAAATGATTATCTCCAATTACGGAAGATGCTGTTCCTGTTCTTGGGTTAATACCATGCATAGCTGCAAGGTCAAGTCCCTTCGCTACTTTCTTCGCAAATCCATCATTAAACGCTGTTAAAATATCCAACTGCTCTTCTTCTGTAGCAATCATAAATTCATCAGAGATTCTTGTACCATATTCAAACTTAACCGGTACAATTTTAACTGGTGCGATAGTAGTACCGCCTTCGGTTTTCTTTCCATTCTCTGCGACAATATCAATTTCATTGTCCATAGAAAAAATCATTTCTTTCAATCCATTGAACGGAATCGGTGTCTGACCACATAATGCAGCCAGTGCTGATTTCCCTTTTACTTTTGTAATAAGATCTTTAACCAGTGTAGGGTCAAACATTGTTCCTTTTGATGTTGCCATAATTTTTTATTCTCCTTTCAAACTAGCCAGCATGCCTTTCATTGCTGTCTTTTTGTCATCAATTTTTTGCGGATCTCCTCCTGCAAGTGGAGGAACATCTTTTTTTCTCAAGAATTTTGCCATTGTCTCGGCATCTTTCTTAATTTCCTCTTCATCAGATCCGCTTAATCTACCTGCAAGTTCATATGGGATTCCATTTTCATGTGCAACTCTCATCTTGAGAGAACTGGTCTCGTATCCCTTGATCTTGCCCTGCGCCTCTTCAAGCTGTTTCTTGTATCCGAGGTTCTTTTCTCCATCACCGTTAATTTCCTTGTTCAACGCTGCAATCTGCTGTTCAAAACCATCGGATTTTGCTTTTAGATCATCATAATCTTCTGCTTTTTTCTTGTAATCATCAAAGCCTTCATATTTTGCTTTCACTCCCGCAATGCGCTCTCCGATTACTTTATCAAGCTGCTCCTGTGTTGTAATTGGTGTAAATTCTGCCATTTTTGTTGCTCCTTTCTCCATTAACCGCTGGGTTGCGTAATATGCAAAAAGACACCCTGTTCAAGTGTCTTTTAACAACTAATTCTTTGTTTTCTTTTCTTGGTTTTTGTCTCACTGCACGCCCAGTATGCAAGAATTATACTGTCAAGCAATGCAACTTCCATTTCCTCTTTCATTGCCCTGTAGCCAAAACCTCCATTGGTCCCAATCGACCGTTTTTCACAGTTACTTACTACCTGTACCAGTGACGGCTGACCAGAATGAACTATATTCCTCTGATATAATCCCTGTTCGAATGATGCATTTGCTGCAATGATTTCCTTCACAGTGGGTAGGTGTGAATTCTTTATACCATAATCTTTCATTTCATTTTCCATTAACTGCTGCCCTGATGCACCATCAATAATCACCTTCCTTGCTTTCCATTCTTTCAAATATGCTAATATCCATGTATCTCCTGCACGTACCTCACGGCAATCAATACATTCAAGAAATATCTTTCCATCGTTTGTTTTAGATGCAACTCCCATTGCCACATTCCCATCTTTGCTGTATTTGATTCCCACAAAAAGATCTCCTGTAAGCTCCGGTGGGTCATCAGCTTTTAGTTCATTCCATTCTGTTGCGCTGATAGCTGATTTCTGATTATAGCGAATCCATAATCCTAATCGCTGGATATTAAAATCAATCGGATCTGAACCGATCTCATCAGTTACAGATCTTTCCGTGAATACTGTTCCTAGAGATGGATTTGTCTCATACCAGGCGTCTATATCTCTTATATCTGTCTGCTCCGGCACTGACCATTCTGCCCACCCGGAGTTAACCGTTTGTCCTTCCAAGGTTGCCTTACGGAATTTTGTAAAAACCGTTCCGGAGCTGACTGGAGTTGGTGGTGTTCCGCAAAATATTGTCTGTGGATTCTTACTATCTGTTACGACATATTTTAATGCGCTCTCCTGATCATCTTGGTACTCTTGTGCCTCATCGATAATCAGTAAATCAAATCCTTCTCCCAGACCACCTTTTGATGTTCTGGTTCGGAATTCGATAATTCCACCGCCAGCAACTTCCAAATGTTCTTTTCCAAATGCCTTATACGAAGAAACGACCTCGATATTTGCTTTCTTTAGCAAATTCGAAAGTCGTTCCCATGCGCTGTGTGTAGTTGTGGTTCTATGTGCTGTATGTAGGATTCTTTCGCCTTTCTTTAATCCATACATCTCTCTTATTGCAACAATTTCATTCTTTCCATTACGCCTTGGGACTGAATACCCGAATTTGGTATGTACCCATAACCCCTCTTCGTTTACGGCCAAAATGTCTGACAGCAGAAGCTCCTGCCACTCCTGTGCAGTTCTTCCTGTCGAATTGTAAATGTCTATCGCTTCAGCTCCATATGTTGAAGAATAAGGCAGCACGACAGATTGCGTCGGGGTCTGCCGCCCCTTCCTTATTTCTCCCATGTAGCCTCCTCAAAAATATAAGCCACCAGAATAATCTGGCAGCTTAATTGATTTCTATTATATTTTTTACCTCATCTAGTGGAATTCCATAAAATACTTTTCCGGCATCTAATTCTATTTCTTCTTTTCCAGATGATGTATCATACTCACTCTCCGTATTAGTTATAATACCTTTAAAACTTTTTCCTCCGACATCTCTTACGATGACTTGTTTACCTATGAAGCCTTTTATTTCCTCGTATGTCATAACTCTCACCTCTTTTTACTTGGATAATCTGGAACTATATGCATTCCATCTTTAGCGTAGTGAATCTTAAACACAGATGTCTCTGCACTATTTCCGTTTCGATTATCAACAACTACTCCTATGATTTTATCATTTGTCGTTATGATTTCTTTTGAATCCCAATTACCTTGACTATTATATTTAATAATTCCTGTCCCTGAAAATTTCTTTACTAGCGATTGAATTTCTTCGTTCGATACCGTAATGTAAGAAGGTCCAAATTGTCCTTTTGCTTCCAGACTCTTTTTTCTGGCTTCATACATCTTTGTCCCTTGTCGATGTATTTCCTGTCGTGATGCAATTTTTTCACGATTTTGTTCCGGAATTATCTTTTCCCGTATATTTCGTATAATCGCATCTGATTCCGGACTTAATCCCTGCAGTTTTCTTTCTTCTATTTTATCAGATTCTTTTTCGTATTTCCATTCTTTTGTCCATACATTTTGCTTTTTACCGTCTCCCGGATAATACTCAACAATGCAATCACAATTATCATGTCTCCGAAACACATCTTTAGGAACATCTGGATATACATATGTTCCGGCTACCTGATTACACCATTCACAGCAATGTCCAGATGATCTCCGTATAATCTTTGGTCTCAATCCAGCTTTTGCATGAAAATCTGCATTTTTCTGAACAGTATCGTCCATTGCTTTCTGAACCAAATTCCGTACAGGTGCATCGAGAATCCATTTCACATCGTCGAAATATTCTTCACTTGAAATCCGATTTACAATACCGTCTATATTATCCTGTTGGATTTGTGCTCTTATTGTTTTAATTCCAATGCCTGCTGCTTCGTTCACGATCTGCTGTACAATAGCTGCATTATCTGCCACCATCTCATAAGCTCCCCTCAACGTCGGGTCCAATACTCTGGAAGCAATGTTATAATACATCTTTCCATCCGGCAATATATCAGATGATAAATTGTCCGAATATGATTGCGCTAAGATTTTCCCAATCTCTTGTGCCACCTCGTTCGCTTGGCTGTATGAAGTCTTACCTCTCTGTGCCTGTTTCTTGAAGTTTTTAATGATGCTGCTCTTTTCAATATCATGATAGAATTGTTTCTGTATCTTCTCCAAAAGTCCTGGTGTGATGTCCTCCATAGTCTACACCTCCGGAGTTACTGGCAGATTGCTCATGTTAATTCCAGTTAAATCTCTTAAGTTATCTGCATTGAAATATCCTGGCACTGCCTGGTTAATCTTAATTGCTCCATCCCCAATATTGGACAGCATTGCTGCATCTGGTTCAAACACTGGCTCCCAGATTGGTGTAGTCATATATACCTGGTTCCGGTAATATTGATAATCATCACGTAGGCACGCAGCCAGATAGCCAACATTCAGAAATCCACTGCCAAATGCTCGCTGTGCTTTCCTTGCTGTCAGTCTCAGATTCTCGTGTGATGCCTTGATTGCTTCCTGGCTAGCCGGATTCTCCGTTGCAAATCCTAGATCATCTAATGTCAGCCCGGTCTCTCCAGCAAACAATGCAGCAAACATTTTAAGCTGATCTAGATGTGGTGCCATAGACTGCTGCTGGAACTGTCCCAAGGTTGGCGAACCTCCGTCCTCGTCCTTATCAAATTGCAGGAGGCTTGATACGGTAGCTTTCCACTTATCCATCTGTTCCGCATCTGGATCCAGACCAACTACATATTTTTGCGGAAATGAGTAGAACTCGGCTGTAATCTCAGACCGCTTCAAGGTTCTCATGGCCGATTCTGTGATTGACATACATGCCCGGCTGATTCTAGAATGTCCAAATGCTCTCTTGGCATCTGGCCGGAATATAATTGGCACTAATAATGGTGCTGGCACATTCTCTTCAAAAAGTTGATTCGGAATTCCATTTCTGTATATTACCGTCCACCCTTCCACAAAATAAGCCTCTACAGTCGCTTTTCCGCAATCGTCACGTTCCAGAACCGCATAGCCTTCCGTAAGAAGATTCGTAATTGGATTAATAATGCCAGTTGCATTCGCCCCATCAATTACCTGCAATCTCGGGAAATCATCTTCTCCCTTCGATATATATATGAAACAGCAGGAAGAAATCAATGCCGACAACGTCGCAGAATCGTACAGAATATCTGGATTGTTCATCCTAAATATCCCAGTCATGTCAAAATTATCGTCACGGAATCCTCTGAATTCAAGCCTATCCGCAATCGAATCTACAGCTTTTGCATTCCAGCCAAGTACAGCCTGCAACCATTGTAGGCTGGGCGGCGTAGCGATCCCCATGTCCCGTGCTATATTTTTCATCTCATAGAATTTATACCGTCTTAAGACTCGGTTTCGCTTTCGATTCAGCTTTTTTCTCAGGTACTCTATGCCTCTGTACTCTGCCATTTATTTCTCCTTTCTACGCTATTTTTTCCGGCGTGTGTTTTTTTTCGCAGTGACGGTGTGAAGTCCGCGCGCGCCCACTGTGGGGGAGGTATGCCCCCTGTCCATCAAAATTATTTAGGTCTATAATCACTCCAATTGAATGTATGTGGCAGTACACGGTTCCCCAATATTTCATCTTGCTTTGTCACACTGTTATCTATCAACTTGTCACTCTTCTGTCTATTGCATGTCCAGTGCGCCAATTGCATATTGTCTATATCACTCGGATGACCGCCCTTAGCAATCGGGATTATATGATCAATGCAAGGTGATAGCGGATGCGGATACTTTAAAGAAAAGTCTACTGGTTTCCCACATATTCCACACACGGTCTGTGTTGCATATATTTTCTTCTTATTCTTTTCAAACGCTCCACGATGAGTCCCATCTTTATCTGGTCTATTTCTTTTCATGTATTTCACGTTTCCTTTATAAGAAAAGACATCCGATATGTCGGATGTCTTCGTTGAACCTATAATCGAGCCGACGGCTTTCCGCCTTTGGCTCAAGTATTATTGTAAATGAGAATCATGGGAATTACGGGACACTTTTAAAAAGTTTTCAATTCTTTTTCCAACTCCACTTCTTCCCATATGTACTCGCTTTCCAACTTCTCGCAATGTTACATTTTTCCTTCCGTCAATAAAATAGATCCTGAAAATCCGGTGAGTTATGCTGTCTTTTATATCATCCACAAAACGTTCTATCTCCTCGCATTCTTTCTTCAGTCTTTCTTTTCTCTCCATGTCACGAATTTGTAGCCGCTCATACTTTTCAGAATCAAAACCCGTCACACTCTGTGGCATCGGATATCCCTTGCTGTAATCGAATATGACATCATTCCCGATCATCGTATCTGATTTCCATCTATTGTTAATTGCATAGTCAAGTTCCAGTATTTCTGCCTTATTGCTCCTGTATGACAGTAGTCTTTCCTTTGTCATCTGTTCCAATAATATCTGCTCCTTTCCCCATACTCTTTCTTTAGCCCTTACCACAATGCCTGCCTTCGTTTTCTGCCTTTTTTGTACACCGTGCATTCTGCTGCCGGCATCCCCCTACTATGTCCCTCTATTTCAATATAGCTACAGTTCCCGACCTGATCATGTCTTCCACGGTATACACAAGTCTTACACAGGTGTCTGTCCGCATTTGGACCTGCCTTTCCTTTGTTGTAGCCGTCTTTCTTTCGTCTTCCCGGCTTTCTTCCGAGCATCTCTTCTCTGATTCCGGCCAGTCCTATATATTGAATATAATCCCGCACTTCCCAGTACTTTAATCCTGTAGCTTCCGCTATAGCTTTGTTAGTTTTTTTGTCAAGCACCATCTTTTTAATGATTTTTGCCTGTTCTTCGCTTATTTCCTTCAACAATACTCCTTTCTCCTCCGACTGCTGCCATCCGGCTTTTGCCGGAGGGAATCTATATCAACCGGTTGCTGTCGTGATACAATTACCGGCAAGTGCAAGCTATTTTATTTATCGCTGTTCCCGATCAGCCTATTAAGCAGATCTTTTGTTTTCTCTAATGCGTCCACAGCTTTCTCCCAGATTGGTAATTCCATAATTTCTCTCCCCCACGCATAGCATAACGGGAAGAGCAGCATTATAGTTGCAACTGTGATTACGAATGCTGTTATCTTCTCCATTTTTGTCACCTGTCTGTTCCTTTCATGAATTGGTTGTACATCTGTTTCTGCCAGCCTTCTTTTGGTGGCTCCGGTCCACGGTTATGGTCACTTAAGGTTCTTATCAGATCTTCAAATTCTGCTGCCGCCTGTTCCGAAAGCTCTTCCTTCAGGTTGACGTTGCTCATCCAGCTGAATCCGTATTTTTTAAGAATGTCTTTCCTCGTCATTTCCTAACCACTTCCTCCTTCTCCAGTCTTTGTATCTGCGGATTTGATATTCTAACCATGATATTTCCTTAAATGATTCTTCGGATTCTTTAAAATATCTGTTTATTTTCACTTTCTTCCCATCCGGTTTTTCTATGTAAATTATTGCTTTTGTATCATAATCTCCATTTTTAGGATCTGTGAGTAACTCATCACAAACTATTTTGTCCGGTTTATCCGCCGGTGCGTATGGCATCGTGATCGGATACATCGCATCATATATACTTCCGATAAATCCATTGTGGTATCCATAATTAGGATGATTGCGATTAACACAGTAACACCTATTAATGTCTGAATACTTTATTTCTCCATTCGGAGTTACTGTTTTAAACAAGCTACTCATTCTCGAACACTGATAATGTTTTCCTTTCTCATCTGTCCATGATCTTTTCCACATTTCCTCTGTATCTTCTATCGGAGTCAGTGGCTTTCCATCGATCAGTCTATTCAAAATCTGTTTTGTGAATCCGATACTCATACCACTGTGACCATCTTCGCATAAGCTCTCAAATGCCTTTAATGCACTTTCGTAGCAAGCGCATCCATAATCAAATTCGCCTTCTTTTCTATCCAGATTTTCTCTTTTGCATGCGATTTCAACTTCATTTTTTGCCCATTCTTGTAAACTCATTCTTTATCTCTCCGTTTCTTTTGTAAGTACTTCATGCCAATCTTTTGGGTGTTTCTGTATCATGATTTCTTTCTCCTGTCCTCCGTTTCCCATTTACACATATCCCACCATTCGCAGAATAAGCAGCATCCCAGGCACCGGTTTGTCAGTACCATTATGTACCAGTGTTTTAATTTTCTTTTATCTCCATGTCATTCACCTCTTCTTATGCATCTCAGCAGATCCTCTACTCCCTGTGTATAACCTTCTTTATACTTCTGGGCTTTTTCAAGCTCTCTGCTGCATTTGACACTTGCTTCGTGTTGCAGTCTATTGGCCGCTTCTTCTATCTGGTCATATTCCTGGCTGTTCAATGTTTCCACCGCCTTTCACCAATTCGATTGCTTCTGTATATGCCTGTATGTAATCTTCTGCTGTATTATTGGCAATTTCATCAAGCTTATCCGCCGGTTTTTCTACCATTAATCTTCCGGCATATTCTACCTTGTCTTCCAGTTTCTTTACAATTGCTTCGGGATTGTATGCTGTAGTGTAGCTTTTCAGCATACGGATTTCCCGTTTGCAGTCTGCTATATTATTTTTGATCTGCCGGACCTTCGCGTCTATATCATATAGACTGCTGCCAGGCATTCCTCCTGATCTCCAGCGGTCAATGGCTTTGTATGAGCGTTTTATTTCTTCTTCAATTTTCTTTATCTCTGCATCAGCATCAATTAACCTCATTTCCGTCTCCTTCTACTTTAATTTTTACAATCGCCGGATTTACAACTCCGTCGCCATCCTCATCCTCCAAATAATTCTTTATACCTAATGCTCGGAATTCTTCTCTCGTATGGGTTTCTTCGTACTTTCTCTGAAATATCCGGCATAATAATTCACGCGTCTCTCTGCAATTATGTGCGGCTCTTGGTCCGTCTTTGTGGTGATCTCTACACAGATAGACTTTAAAGCCGTTTTCCTCACTGACTTTTCTCAGTCCGCCACCGTAGAATACATGGTGCTCTTCTGTGTACTGCTGCCGGCGGATGCCTTCCAGTCGGCACAGGAAGCATTCGCCTTTTACGGTATCCACGATCGGAGCTGGGTGGTGTTTTCTTTTTTTCTTCCTGGTTGGTTTCGGGAACATTAATTCACACATTCGATCTCAGCTCCATTCCGATCAACCTCGGTTTCGAAGAATTCTTTCCAAAATGATTCCTTCGTCAAGACTCCGAAACTTACTCCCGGCATATTACGGATTGCCTTTTCCATGGCTTTTCCCATGTATTCTGCTGCCGTATCGGCATCGACAGATGCTATATATATTCTTCTTGTAGCATATGCCGGCTTGACTTCTGATTGATCCTGTTGTTCCGGAGTATTCATATCCGGCGGGCAGTATTCCGGGAAATCTTTGATTAATTCTGTCTGCCCCGGAATCTGAGTTTCATCAGTAATTTCCTGTTGGAACTCGGTTTTTGTTTCCGGAGTTTCTTCTGCCTTTTCTGGCTCTTTCTCTTTTGTTTCTGCAGGTACTGCAGTGGTGTCAGGTGTCTCAGTTTGTTTTTCTTCATTTTCTGTAGGTATTTCCTCACTTTTTGTCGGTGGATCCGGCTGTTTTGTTTGTGGTTCTGCCGGTTTTGTTTCCAATCGTTCCGTTTTTGGTGCTGGGCGTTCCGTTTTTGCTGGATTCCGTTCCGGTCTCTCTTCATAATACGGTTCCCCGTATACGCTCTGATATGCTTCATTGATCGGTGTACTCATTCCGACCGGATAGAACAGTGTCTCGAAGGCTCTTCCAAAATCTATGTATGTGTATTCCTGCTGTTCCCCTTGGTTCCGGTATGGCATTACCTTGATCTTGTCTACTGTCAGCATGACGTTAGCGCACTCTAGCCGGATCATTTTGAACTTTGTCGGGTTGATGATTAGCAGGATACTGACTGTTATGTCCTTTTCCGGTTCATCTTTTCTGAGCCAATCTGTCATTTTCTGGAATGCATCTCTGTTTTCTTTGGAGAAATACTGTTTTATCAATTCCATCAGCCAGTCTGTTTCGGCCGGATCCGGCTGTGCGATGTCGCACAACTCCATCTGATCTGAATAGTTGTGTTCGGTTTCTCTGATAATCCCTTTTGCCTCTCGAATATCTCTTACTGTAGCATCTACCGGAATTGCTTCCTGTACGTCTTCCGGAAGTCCCAGCATTTCTGTGAGTTTACTGCTGCCATATCCGGACCATTTCAGATCGATCTCCGGAGAATATCCGTCTTTGCTGTATTTCTGGTTGATCTCCATGAATCTGCTGGCCGTTGATCTGCCGATTCCGAATGTGTCCTTGGCATATTCGTAGATTGTTTTGTACCCTTTCTGCTTGTAGAGCATGGTTTCATCTGTTTTTCTCAGATAGTAGCCTACACTTACAAATCCTTCTGCAATATCATTCAGCTGGTTCTTGATGATGTCAGTCATATCATCGATATTGTCGATCACTGTTTTCACTTCATAATCCATTTAACTCGCCTTCCTTTCTGCTGTCCTCAAACTCTTCTTGAATATTTTCATGAATTCTTCTACATCTTCCGATGGAACTACGTTATATTTTCCACGAACCTGTATCACTTCATCACCTTTGACTTCTACGGTGTAATAGCTTTTATCCGGTTCTTCTTTTTTTCTAATGAACAGGATACAAGTTTCTCCGGCTACCATCCGGTCTATGTAGGTTGCCACACAATGGTGCTGTGCATTTCCTTCTTCTCTTATTTCGTGTACATACTCAGGGAGCCTAATTAGCAGGTCTTCTGTCTCCATTTCATACCGGTTCCAATCATATTCTTTTATGGTGCTTCTAAAGCTTTCATCCTTTTCATCATCTTTTTGCTTTTTCAGCTGTTCTTCTTTCTCTTTCTGCTCTTTTATCAATTGGTCATGCCGTTCTTTCAGATTTTTCGGATATAATACCCATTCATCTTTCATGTTGTAACCGAGGCCTGCTGCCATCTGCAGATAATCGTGATAGTCATAGCATTGATATTCTTTTAAGATGTCTTCTTTATCTGCCTGTATTGTTCTTATGTATTTGATCATCTTGTATGGAGTCGTATATTTCATGTATGCAACAAAATTTCTTTGAATTCTTGACATTTCCTGTATCTGTTCCCATGTCATTCTTACTCCAGCTTCCTGACACCAATAAACCGTTCTGTATTCATTCCATGATGGATCTTTACCTTTGATCTGGTTATAGTATTCTCCGTTTAACCGGAGCACCTTCTTGACTCTTTTTTCTTTCAAATTAATCGGTGGAAGTTCCACGTAGTCCATGCAGTCTTGTGCTAGTCTTAAGAATCCTACCTTGATCAATTTTTCCAATCCGACAAATCTCCTTGCAGTATCGATAAAGTTCTGTTGATAGAACTCTATGCCTGTACGAGCAAATTCCTGCAGACCTGAATACTCCAACTCAGTTCCTTTTAATATCCTTTTCAGGTTTCTCGGATACAATGCTGATTTTTCTTCTTCTTTATAGCCGCTCCAATAACCACCCTGGTAGCCGTTACACCATCGGATTATATTTGTCTGTTTATATCGGTGGTATGAATATGTTGATTGTTTCTGCCAGTGTTTATCATATGTGATGCGGATCTGTTCCCATATGTTAACGTCCTTTCTCTTGCCTTTTTTTATGTCCTGCCATAGGCAGAAATGACGTAGTACATACCCATCTGGTGTTTTCTGTATAAGTGATGCGTATGCGCGTTCCTGGAATCTCGGGCATTTTTTATATGTTTTATATTGCACTTTCCGCTTACATCCCGGACAAATCCCTGTTTCTCCATATTTGGGTGGTTCTTTTAATTCATGGTATTTCCCACAGCTGGTGCATAATCCTATTTTTCTTCCGGATTCGTAATACATATATTGTGGTAGCGCATCTGTCTCTACCCATTTAGCAAAACTTTTCGGGGTTTCCGGAACCAGCGACATCGCTGCGTCTATGATTTCTGTTTCTCCTCTATTCTTTTCGTACTGCTGCCACTCCAGAACTGCTGAAGGTATGTCCTGATGTTTGCTTTTCGTGAATTTCACTATCAGTTGCCTGTCCCGTTCTTTATACCAATATGTCCCATGTGCAGCGCGTTCTGCCCTCGTTTGATATTCCGAATCATATAAATGTTCTATTGACGCCGTTCTCCATTTTTGCTTATACGCATCCCATGTATTGTATTTTCCATCATGCAAGAATATCCGGAATATCGGTCCATCGTCACCGGCCTGTATCCTTCCCCACTCAAATACTGCTATTTCCAAGACATTCCCCGTCTTCTGCGCCCGAAAGTATTTCTGATACTTTGGTCCTACGATATCTGGCATTCTCCATCTTTCATATTTTGTGGTTTCTCCTGCTGCCTGGCGCATTTCTTCCGTTACCTTCATAAGTGGAAGTGCCAACAGGTCTTTCTTTCGCATCACTTTACGCCTCCTTGAAGTAATCTTTCGCCCAGTTGAATACCACCATGTCTGCTACATAATGTTTTCCGGTATCTTTCTGGATCTTCTTACAGTTGTCTTCAATTTTCTTCATGCATTCCTGTACAGATTTTGTGCGATGTCGCACACGCATTGCAAAATCTTCATTCGTGCATTCCGCTTTCAGGAAGTCAATGATCGGCTCGACCGGGATCTGGTTGTTTTTGTACTCTGCTGCCTCTATATCCAGTTTTCCCATAGCTGCAGTCATTGGATCTGTAAACTCTTCTCCGGTTTCTATGTACGTATCGGCAAAAAACTCCGGAATCCCATTTTCCTTTGCCAGTAACTTTATACGATCATTGTCTCCTTCTTCTCTTAATCCTTTTGCACACGCATTTAATTCTTCCGTGTCCATCTGGCCAAATACTTTATACATCTATGTTTCCTCCATCATTTTTCTAATTTCATCACTGTATGTGTGCCGCCCTCTCTCTGTTTTGATCAGATGCCCTTGCATCTTTTTCCAGAGTATCTGCCAGCCCTCTGCTACAGGTTTCTCTTTTGCGGTCTTGAATCCATTCCCGGCCCATCCCGGTAAGAAAATATCGATAATGTTCACTACATAGGTATCTTCGCAGTGAATATGGACCTCGCAGGACTGGTTCAGGCGGCTCAATGCTTCTGTGATTGCCTTTACTTCTGTTTCGTGTCGTGTGCCTTTCATCTGACCGGTATCTTGAATTTTCCCGACCTCTCCGGACTTCTTTACACAAGTGCACACAAATCCATATTTTCCCATGGTTTTACTGTTGGAACTGGATTTTACGGCTATGTAAATATCTACTCTAAACATATGGTTTCATTGCCTCTTTCGTATGCTGCAGATTCTTATTGATTTCCTGCATCTCCAGTGTTGCCCTCTGTACAGAGCTGATCAGCAGTTCCGGAATAGTGGCCGGAAGTAATTCTTCGTCATAGATTTCTTCCATGAGCTGGTTGTACTGATCATATTCTTTCTTCAGCTCACTACAGGCTCTGCTTAGTACAATCTGCTCCGCTCCGCTCTCCGTCGCAAGAATCTTGTCGATCTGCTTCTGTCTTTTTTCAATTTCATCATCGATTGCACACCACAGCAGAGCGGCGCGATCCGGTTCAATCTTATGTACTCTCGGGTAGATTTCTCTCAATACTCCATTGAGTTTTCGAGATACTAATACCAGCTCTTCCAGTTTGTTTTCGCTTGCTCTGTCTAAAATCAGCATTTTAAATCCTCCTATCCAACTTAATCATGGTGTAATACCGGTATTTGTACCCGGTGAATTTATTTGTTCCTTCGTAGTATGTATCTTTGTCTAAGTAGTAGCCTTTCCTGTCCTTGATCTCTCTCCACTGCACAAAGCGTTCTTCTTCCGGTTCCTTTAGGGGCATATTGCGGGACGCATGATAGCTTGTCTCTCTTAAGTGCTCTCCATAGCGTTCGCATGTTTCTGGTGTTTTCGTGATGTATCCGGCCAGATCTCTGAAATCTCCCGCTTCATACAGGTGCTTGAAGGTTACTGCTCCATGCTCCCAGGCATCCTTTATGATGATGTCTGCATCCGCTATCCGGTTTATAACTATGTGTACGTGCCAGGCTCCTTTTGTACCTACTTCGATATTTGCCATCCACCTCATTTTCTTTCCTGCTTTTTTATACTTTTCTCTCACCTTTCTCATGGCTTGTGCCAGATGTTTCTTTGCAGTCTCCATATCAGGCGGACGCTTATCCTTTTTGTATGTGAGCAATACCAGGTAGTCATTCTCGTGGAACCAGGTCTTCAGCTTATGTCTTGCTTTCCTTTCCCTATTCCATTGGTTTCGGAATCTGATCACTTCCGGTGTGGCTTTCCGCTTCTTCCCTCTCTTCTCTCCTCTTGCTCCATACTTCCCATCCAGATATTCATATATCTCCACTGAATGTTCAAACGTATATATCAGTCTTTTATATCTCTTTTTCATCCACCTGTATGTCCTATCTTTAATATTCTTAACAAGTGATGAAAGCGGGCGAAAATGCCCGTGTTTCTTGACTTTTTCGCCCACCGATGGTACTATAATATTGACTTTAATATTCGACAGGTGAAGAAGTCTTGAGGTACATCATCCGCATAATGATGTGCCTTATTTTTTATTCACTTGTAGCACTATCCCCATCTCCATTCCGGGCATCCACAGGATCTGTAGTCTTCTGATTCCTGGTATTCTTCCATGACCGTTATGGATGGGTCTTTCCCGCATATGCATTCACCGTCACCCAGATCTCTCATGTACGCACAGTTCCTACATTCCTGCTTAGCAGATGGTGTCTGCCACATTCTCTGTCCCATCGCTATCACCTCCTTCACCTTACAAGCAACCAGATAAATAACATTGCATCAAATGCAAGTCCTATTGCGGCGCCGATCAGAAACTCAAATATTGTTTCTCTGATGATTCGCTGCCATTTTGTTCTTGATCTTCTTTTCATGCTTGTCCACTCCTTTCTACCGCCTAAGCGGTTTTCTCTTTCTGGTATCCCAGATATCCAACAGCTACACGATTCAGCTCATTCACGATCTTTACTCGTTCTTCTGCAGATAATGTAGCCATGTCTCTCTCTACTCCATCGATAATCACGATGTTTATATGTTTCAACTGCATCACCTCTTTATAGGTTATGTGGAATGGTTTGTACTTGTTGCGGTTCTCTGGTATAATTTTCCTATCAAAAGATGAAAGGAAAATTAACATGCTTTCGTTTGTATCAAGCATTAATTTAGGAAAAATTATAAATATTTTATTAGAACCATCTGTCACGCTCACGCTTGGCATCTTTACTTTACTAATTAGTCGAAACTCTAATCTCTCTACTGTAGCTCGTGAAAGACTCGATAAGGTCTATCACCCACTCTTTTTAGAAATTGAACCTTTTCTTTACAAAAAAGTATCTCTCGATGATATATCCCCCTTTCTTTCTAAATACTATGAATTAGAAAATTCACACTCTCTTCTTATTGACCCCGTTTTACGTCAAGAGATTCGTTGGCTTGAAAAACCATCTGCTCTGCAGGAGAATAAATATGGCTATAATCAATGGTTTCGAATTTGTGATCAAATTTCAAAAACATATGACAATTTATGTAAGCAAGCCCATATTCCTGTCCGCAGCATTTCTTATCGGATCAACTACGAACAATATCATTCAAAAATCCGCATGATATTCGCTTGTATATGGATTGAATTACCAGCAATTGCCTTTTTCAGTCTAATACTAGGTTTCTTGTCCACACGTCTTTTGATTGTTGCGTATATGTTGTTCTTACTATTTCTGTTGAAAATATTTTTGGACAACTTGTAATAGCACCATTATGTAAAGGAATATAATAGCTATCGTTTCTCTGGGATATTTGTTTATCAGATATCCCATTATTAAAGTAATTCCAACAATATACAGGCCAACCACGATTTCCAATTTACTCCCTCCCCTCTTCTGAACCTGTTTCATCTGTTGCTGAAATCAATTCATCTACAGCCACATCGAAATATCCAGCCAAAATTTTAAGCTTTGCTATCTTCGGTTTACTCCTTCCTGATTTCCAATCAGAAAAAGTAGACTTCGGAATCCCTGTATCTTTTGCTACCCTATAATCAGATACACCTTTTTGATTTCGAAGTTCTACATATCTTTCATACATAAAAATAATCACCTCATTTCCGAACTTTCTATTGATTTTAGTTCGGAAATCAGATACAATATATTTACCAGATACATTGACAAATGAATTAAAACTTAATTCTGTTTTGATTTCCGAACTTTATAGCTTTATTATAGTGCGGATTTCAGAACTTGTCAATAACTTTTTGTACTGATTTCAGAATTTATTATTTAGAGGTGTATTATGTATGAAATTTATTGCAAGTTAAGAGATTCCAAGGGGATGAAAGACTCTGACGTAGCAAAGGCTACTGGAATCACAAAATCCACTTTTTCAGACTGGAAAAATGGTAGAAGCAATCCTAAAGATGCTAAATTGCAGAAGATAGCTGATTTATTTGGTGTAACCGCCGAATATATTCGCACTGGAAAAAATTCCAGCGAATACTACACAAACACCGAAACTGCACAAGTAGCACAAGAAATATTTGAAAATAAAGAACTGAAAGCGCTGTTCGATGTCCAGAAAGATATGGATCCGGACGACTTAAAAGCTCTGCATAGCATGGCTCTCGCGCTTAAACGAAAGGAACGTGGTGATATTGACGACACCGGATGTTAATGTCGTTCTTATGGATTTTCCTAGTAAAAAAGGGAATGAAATGGTTGTTCCGAACGAAGACGGAAGCTACACGATACTGATCAATGCCGGATTGAATTATGAATCTCAGCTTAAGGCATATGAGCATGCCATGAGCCATATAACAAATGATGACTTTTCAAAAGGTAATGTACAAGAAATTGAATATTATGCTCATCATTTACACAAAGATCCAGAACCGGCTCAAATCTATCTTGATCGCATCAAACAACTGCAAGTGGAACGAAGACGATTAAAGAAGCGGATTGCTCGTGATCAGAAACGTGTTGAATTTATTCAGGAACATTGCGATATGTTCCAAAGAGCTGAACACCACTATCTATATGGTGATGATTTATAAAATATGAAAGAGAGGAAAATGTATGGAGTTCAATGATGTAATTAAACAATTTTCAGAAAGGATACTGTCTTTAAAAGACACCATCACTACAGAAGAATCCACAAAAATGTCTCTTGTAGTGCCTTTATTTCAACTTCTTGGGTATGATGTTTTCAATCCAAATGAATTTTGCCCAGAGTATATTGCTGATGTAGGAATTAAAAAAGGCGAAAAGGTTGATTATGCAATCCTTGAAAATGGACAGCCGAATATTTTAGTCGAATGCAAAAGTTGCTCAGAGCAACTCGACAAACATTCGTCTCAACTTTTTAGATATTTCGGGACATCTCCTGCTAAATTTGGCATTCTTACAAATGGCATAATATATCGTTTTTATACAGATTTAGAAGAATCAAACAAAATGGATCTTGTGCCATTTCTAGAAATAGACATGGCAAATTTAAAAGATTCTTCCATCAATGAATTAAAAAAATTTTGTAAAGATAATTTTGATAAGGACAAAATATTTAGTACTGCCGAAGAGCTTAAATATAGCAGTCAAATAAAAAACATCTTAACAAAACAGTTTGAATCTCCGACAGAAGACTTTGTTCGATTTATTTTAGCGGATATATACGATGGTCAAAAGAATCAGAGAATAATTGAAAAATTTACGCCTGTGGTAAAACGAGCTTTCTCTTCTTTTGTAAATGAAATAGTAAATAGTAAAATTTCTTCTGCATTAGCTGACGATTATGATAAAGATGAAGAATCAGAACCCGAGATCAAAGAACCCGCATCAAAGATTGTTACAACGGAAGATGAAATTGAAAGTTTCTACATTATTCGCGGACTTCTTGCTGGTATCGTACCCGTTGAAGATATAGTTCACCGTGATACCGAAAGTTATTTTGGAATTCTATATAAAGACAATAATAGAAAACCGATTTGTCGACTCAATCTCGATGCAAGAAATAAACAGCTTCTCATCCCGGATGCTAATAAAAAATTCGAGCGTATTTATATCGACTCTTTAAACGATTTGTACAAATACAAAAACCGTTTAATAGAAGTTGTAAAGAGATATATGTAATTCATCCAGTATCTCTAACCATAAATACACTGCCCTCTTGATACGAAAGTATTTATATGGCGGAGATATCTGATTGAATAAATGAACTCTGGAAAAAACGAAAGGAAAAGACATATGAAAAAGAAGAAAACACTACCAGGATTGATTGCTGCCATTGCGATCATTGTCATCGGTATTTGTGTTTGGTACTTTCAGGTGAAAAAGCCTCATGATCTTGCAGAAACAAAGTTTAATGCTACAGTCAAAGAAGTAGAAGCCAAGAATACTGAACTTACCTCTGCAATGAACGATGCTCAGAAAATATTGGACAAAAAGGAAGCAGTTTATGATAACACTACTAAAGAAGCCTTTATTACTGCTCTTTCCGATGCAAAAGCAGCACAGCGCAAAATACCAGATCTACCAAAAAAGACAGCAGACATCAATGCTGAAACGAAAAAGCTTTCTGAACCACTGGATTACTCCTCTGTAATTAATGCTATTTCTGAAAAACAAACAGCTTATCAAAACAGCGTTCTGCAGATGAAGCAAATCACTAATCCTAATGAAGATTTCGTTATTCAGCGCTTAAAGGGAATTCCAAATATTTCCGGATATCAGGCAGTCACAGAAGATCATGATCCAAACGGAAATCTAAATAAACAGGGAGGCTACACTTCCACAGTTTATTTTTCTACTCCTCTTATCGACCAATCTAGTGTATATGGAAATGACATTGTAGATAAAGGAACTGAATGCGGTGGAGCTATCGAAGTTTATGCATCAGAAGAAGATGCCGAAAAGAGAGATTCGTATCTTGCCAGCTTTGATGGTGCAGGAATGTTAAATTCCGGATCTCACAAAGTTTTAGGTACTATCGTAATCCGAACCTCAACCAAATTAACAGCTACACAGCAAAACGAGTTCACCAACAACATTACAAACAAATTATTAGAATTACAGTAAAATACTAAAAAATCCCCGGTGTTACCAGCACCAGGGAAAACGAGAAAACTATAGGGTGTTTGGAACACAGTACAATTCTCTCCATCACAAAGATTATTGTATCACAAAAATCCGGCACCGTATAGGTGTTATTTTTGTACCCATTTTTACGTACACTTAAGAAGGAAAGGTGATACAATGAGCGTAAAATATGCATACGGCTACATCCGGGTATCCACTCACGATCAAGAAGAAATTTCCCCGGACTCCCAAGAGCACCTCCTCCGGGACTATGCAGCCAAGAACAATATTGTAATCCTGAAGATCTTCATGGATCTCGGCATCTCCGGAAGAAAAGCCAATAAGCGTCCCGGCTTCCAGGAGATGATCGGACTGGCCAAAGGTGATGATCATCCGGTTGATCAGATCCTGGTATGGAAGTTTTCCAGGTTCGCCAGGAATCAGGAAGAATCTATCGTCTATAAATCTCTATTAAAAAAGCAGCACAATGTAGATGTCGTGAGTGTATCTGAACCACTCTCCGACGATCCTTTCGGTTCCCTGATCGAGCGTATCATTGAATGGATGGACGAATACTACTCTATCCGCCTGTCCGGCGAAGTATACCGAGGAATGAAAGAAAATGCTATCCGTGGCGCATACCAGGCACGTCCACCTCTCGGATATAAAGTTGTAGAGCATGGAAAACCACCCGTGATCGTGCCAAAAGAGGCAAAGATTGTTCGGACTATATTCGAAAAATACACAAATGAAGGCATGAGCTTCTTTGATATCGCCAGATACCTAAATTCTTTAGGACTCAAGACTTCGCACGGAAAGCCATTTGAGCGAAGATCTGTCGAATACATCATCCAAAATCCTTCCTATTGTGGCATGATCCGGTGGAACCGGACAGAGAATAGCACCAATCGTATCAAAGATAAGGACGAATGGATTGTTACAGAAGGGCAACAGCCGGCTATCATATCAAAGGAATTATTTGAATCGGCACAGGAGCGATTTAAAGCCACTTACAAGCCGGTCGGCAAGCGCCCCTCTTCCACTTATAAGCACTGGCTCTCCGGACTGCTGAAATGCCCGGATTGCGGACGCACCCTAACCTCAACCACTATGAAACGAGTCAATGGGGAAAAATATTCTTACTTCTCCTGCTACGGATACAGTAAAGGTAAATGTAAAAAGCCGAACGGCATCAGCTCACTGGTCCTTGAGAAGGAAGTTCTGGCCAGTATCAAAGAAATATTGGATACCAAAGATATTGTCTATGAATTGCGTGAATATCAACCCACAGGGCAGTTTGACGAACGCAAGACTATAACGGAACAATTGGAAAGTTTAACCGGCAAAGAGGAACGAATAAAAGCCTCCTACCGGGAAGGGATTGATACACTGGAAGAATATAAAGCGAATAAAGCTATCATTCAGAAAGAACGGGAATCCTTAGAACAGCAATTGAAGGAATTGAAAAAGGCAGCACGTAAATCTGATCAGGATCCAGCGGATGCCATGCTGCAGAAGGTCCGGAGTGTGTATGATATTCTCATCTCCAACAATTATACATACATTCAAAAGAACGAAGCCCTGAAGCAGATCATCGACAAGATTATCTACGATCGCAAGAACGATTCTCTCAAAATCTACTTTTTCTTATACAGGTAAAATGCCCGCAAACCCAGTAAAACCAAGGGGTTGCGGGTACTTTATAGGTTGTGACAATTTGGATGACACAATGGGGATCCAAATCATTAGGCGATCAGGGCTACTCCCCTATCGAAATCCTCCGCTATTACTACGGTGACGATATGTACATCAACACCGCCGAAGCCATCTCCGGCATTCCGTCCTCCTGGCCTGGTTATACTCTGAAGATTGGCTCATCCGGCAACAAAGTCCGGCAGATGCAGGAGCAGTTAAATGTGATTGCAGGTGCTTATCCGGCTATTCCAAAGATCACTGCTGACGGTATCTATGGACCGGCAACTGCCGAAGCTGTCCGGGTATTTCAAAAAGTCTTTGGACTGCCTCAGACCGGAGAAGTGGATTATACGACCTGGTATAAGATATCGGAGATATATGTGGGGGTATCGCGGATTGCGGAATTGAACTGA